CGAAAACGCAGCTAAGATAGCCTGGACTTCAGCCGGTTTCGGATTTGCCCAGGCAAGGTCTATCTTTACCTTCTCAGCTATTTTGTTCTTATGCATGAGGGCATCCTGCGTTCTGCCGGAATCACTTCTCGAAACGTCCTGAAGTGATATCGTCATGGAAGACGGGGTCTTAACTCTGACCCCGTCCACCGTAAGCATTGTGTTATTGTTGCCCATTACGCACCTCCTTAGAACGATGCGTCGACGCGGAAGCCGCGCCCTTGCAGTTTATCTCTGCCACGTAACGTCTGTTTGTACAGTGTCTCGCTGTCCGTCTTCCAGGTAAACTCGATGACCGGAGCAGTACCGCCGGTCTGGTTTCCGTTGGTTGCCATTGCGACTTCCATCATGCCATCGATGATAGCATTCCGAAGGGAATTAACAATTTCCGTATTACTGTCGATGTGAGTCTTGCCACCCTTGGTGTACATCAACTCAGGACGGTTGTTCTCATTCATCCAGAACAAATCGCCGGCATTCGGAATACCGCCGTTCTGATACCACTTCACGTTGAAACGCGGGATGTCGAACCATCCTCCGTCACCGTACGTGATACGGTCCCAACTCCAGTTGATATGCGGAAGGACAAGGCCCTTGGCATTCATACCACTCTGAAGGGACTGCATCGCCTGTTTACCAACAGCGTAAAGGTCGGACCCGAACGTTTTCGAGATAGTCGCTGAAATATCTTCGAACGATTTACAGATATTGCCAGACGCCTCATTGACCGCTCTTTCGATCTCTGCCATCTGGCTTGTGACCTTGGATGTGATATTCTTCCATACCTGCGCTGTTCTATCATAGATGGACTGGTTCCAAGTGTTCATGTACTTGTAGACAGCTTCCATCTTCTGATTGGTTTCGTATACCATGTCGGACTGCGATGTGGACAGAAAACTCTTAGTCTGTGCCCACTCTTGGTCCGTCATTTGTGCGACTTCTTTGAATCTCTTGGTGGAGATATCGGAAATGCTCTTCGTACTGGTATCGACCTGTGCTTGGCTGGAGGTCATGGATCCTGTCACAGCCTGTTTAATAACAGACATCGCATTGTTGACCTGATCCTTTGCCCTGCCGAATCCATCCTGAACAAAGGTAGATATACTCTGCGAAGTGTTCCGCACAGTATTTCCGGCAGAGGTGAAGGCTTCGGGAAATTTCTCCTTCATTACAACATAGAGGTTGTCAACAGGAATGCCCCACTCTTCCATTTTTCCAGTGAGAATTTTGGTTACTTCTTCAATGTTGGCGCCTTCGGGCAGATCCTGTATGGCTTGTTGTAATAGCTTCTCCTGAGCCTCGGCATTGGCTAATCCTTGCGTGACTTCCCAAGCACAGCTGGTCATAACATCCTTGAATTCAGTAACGCTGATATTCGTGTCTGAGAAATCGAGGCTATCCTTCACACCTTGCACGGTTGTGGAGTATCCGTCCATAACGGCATCCAGGAACGACATTTGCTGAGTAGTTGCATTGATCTCACCAGTAACTCCGGCTACGGCTCTGCCGGCATCGTCAATAGACACGCCTGCCTCTTCAAGACCAGTACGGAGTGCTGTCGCAAACTCACCAGCGGAAGCACCTGAATTCTCCAGTTCCTCCTTGATGTCAAACAGTTTCTGCCATGCATCACCAAGCTGTGGTTTCAGCTTATCAATGACGTAATCCCACATCTTACCGTAATCGGTAATGTATCCATTTCCACCCTTGGCTTCATCATTGATTTCACCAAGTTTTTTGCCAATATCGACAAGGCCAGCGATTGTGGCCGCAATACCAAGAGCGCCACCAATAGCACCATATGCGTTCCCCTTTGGAATACCCTCAAGGATCTTCGATGCCATTGACGATCCTGCCCTCGTCAGTTTCGCACTAACAGAACTACCAGTCAGGAACGTGGAAATTCCATCTGCAAATGGAAGCAGGGTCTTAAATGCCTTGAAAGCAATAATTCCACCAACGACACTTCCTGCGAACGTTGTACCAAGACCTCTCCAGATGCCCATACACGCTTTGCCGATAAAAGCGACAACAGCTTCCATCAATTCCTTCCAGGGGACATCATGTTCAAGGAAGTCTGCGATGTCTCTACCGACCTGCTCCCAATCAGTGTCGTTAATCAATTCAATGATTCCATTCAGCACGTTCTTGAATGCGTCCTTAAACTTACTCTTAGCCGCCCGAAGGTCAGTACTGTATATGAATTTATTGATCGCAGCAGCAAGTTTTCTTGCAAGGTCGACAATGTCGAGGTTTGCAATGGCATCAAACAGTGTTCCAAGGACCGTTCCGAAGGTGAATGCAAGTGTGGCCGCCGCCTCTTCAAGGTCTACCTTCCTGATAAAGGAATTAATGGAGAAGACAAGCTTATTCTTCAGTGCAGACCAATCAATGGTCTCAATGGCTGTTCTGATTGTTGTGAATACGCTGTTAAATGCGTCCGCAAGGTTACCAAGCGCACCAGCCAAATCCACTTCAGAAACAATTCCGTTTACGAAGTTGCCGAAGCTTCTGCCAAGTGCAGGCCAATCAATCTTACGGATATAGAGACCAATCGTGTTGGAAATCGTATTAAACAGGGCGCCTATGGTCGCACCGATTTTGTTGAAATCGATGTTATTCAGCATCGAATTGAAAATGCCTGTGATAGCATCGACCTGATCAGTGATGTTCTTTTTGACGTTCTCCCACTTGACCTTGTCGTAGATCCAATCGACAGCCTTATTAACACCGCTTGCGATGTACTGTCCAAGACCTACCCAGTCGTGTGCTTGAATCAGCGACCACAGTTTCCGTCCGACAGCTGCTATCTTGTCAGCGAACTCGCCCGCTTTGTTAGACATGGAATCGAAAGCCTCGTTCCATACCTTCTCATAGTCGGAAAGTGCATCCATCAGAGCCGCATCGAGTAGGCCCTGTTCTCCTGCTCCAATGCCAGTGCCAACACCGCCAACACCAGAACCAGAACCGGCTGAGGAGGAAGTGTTCGCATCGTTTAAGACATTCAGTTCATCGAATGCAAGGATGGTCTTCTTCAGCTTTTCGGCCTTCTTGGTGGCATTGTCGAGTGCATCGGAAGTACCGTCTACAGAATCGGTCACGCCGTCCATGGAAGCATCGTCTTCCAAATCAGCAAAGCTGTCCGAAAGACCACCAGTGGCATTGCTGGCGATCTTATCAGCGCCAACCAACTTCGCAAGAAACTGGAATAACCGCTGAAGTGCCATTACAACAGCATTGATGTACGGAAGTACCCTAGCCAGTACCGGCAGGAAGATGTTGCCGAATGCCCTGGACATTGATATGACATTCTGCTGAAGCAGTCTCATCTGGTTCGCAGGAGTATTCAGTGTCTTTGCAAGGTCACCCCATGCAATCTTGGACTGCTGGAGGATAGTGATCATCCGCAGTTCAGCTTTGGTAGCCTGATCCATCTTCGAAATGGAAGTGGTCATGCCAATGTTCTGCGCTGTCTGAGCCAGTGCCGCCTGTGTGATATCGATACCAAGGGACCGCACCGCACGGGACTGACCGGCAAGACCAGATGCCATTTTTTCGAATGCTGTCTCAAAGTCGATATTCCGCAGGGAAGACCAGTCCGTAGCAAGCATCGTCATTGCTTTAGATGTTGCCAGTGAAGCTTCCCCTGCCATACCGATGGAATCTGCCATCTGTGCGTACTGTGCCTGGTACTGCATGACTGTATCTGCATCCAGACCAAGATTCTTCTGCCCAGTGATAGTGGCATATCCATTCGAATCGAAGGTCGCGCCGGACATCTTCTCATTCAGTTCAAGCGCCCTCTTCTGGAAGGACTTAGCGTATGCGTCAGCAGAATCGTAACCAGCCTCTGCGAATGAATCTGCCGCCTGCGTCCCGATCTTGTCGAACGCCGTTTCAAAGTAATGGTAACTCTCGACCAGGTTCGTTGCCCGTTCGAAAGAAGTGCTTAGCGCACTCACCGCGCCTCTAACCACTCGGAAGCCCACATACAGCTTCGTCAGACTCTTAGCTAAGCTTCCAGTACTCTTACTGGCCCTGCCCGCATGAGTGACGAAAGAGCGTAGGTGTCTGCTTGCGGTTCCTATGACTCCGCTTTTACCGAAGACCCCACAGAAATTAACGCCACCGCCACCAGAACTGGTGCTGTTGACGTTTTCCATGGAACGACGCACATTACCCAGCTTGTCAACAAGCGTATCCAGTTGCCTGTTCGCCTGTCCGGAATTCACGCCTATATTAATCTTCAGTTCATCAACCGTCGCCGCCATCTTCATTCACCTCGCTCTCTTCTCCGTTCAAAGACGGATTATTGAAACGAACCTGATTAAACGTCATTGCCCACGCCGCAAACTTATCAGCATCGGACAGCTGTTCAACAGGTTCTTGATTTTCGTTGTCTTGTCCATCATGGAAATCAATAGGCTTGTCTGGGTACTTGTGTTTCTTGCCGAAACAGCCGGAAATGGCCATGGCAACATACGAGCCATGCATCCAAGCCTCTTCCGACATCCTGCGCTCCCGCTCCTTGCGCTTACAGACATAAAACTCCATGTATCTGTAAAATTTCTTCGGATTTAACGCAAAAAACTCATCTCTTGGGATGTCCAGCTTCGCGGCTATCGGTACCCATGCCTTATTGATCAATTCCTTGACGGATGTGTATTTTACTCCTCCTGAGCCTTCCGCACCTTCCGCTTGTGGTCCTGCGGAGTCTTCGGTGCGCGGCTCTGAATTGCGTTGAAAAAACCGGATTCCTCCACAGCCTGCGTAAATGCGTCAATGATCACGCTAATGTCACCACCGGCAAGCATATGCTTCTGAATCTCTCTGCCGGCAGTAGCATTGTCGACACCCATCACCCAAGCAGTGAATCCGCGGGCAATGCCAAGTGCGTTTTTCTGCATCGTGTTTGTATTGAGGATGTCAATACCTCTGTCCGCAAGGTCGCAGACAGCGTTGAAATCCAGTTCCGGAACGTCGTATTCTCTTTCATTAATAACTAATGTCATAATTTCAACCCTCGCTATTAGTCATGATTTGTTATAAAAAAAAGGGATGACGCAGATTACGCCATCCCTTTGTCTCAGGTCCTATCAGGGTGTGTTCCCTGACGGTGCCACATTAGTAATTGCCGTGGACGGGATACAAGTGATCACCATCTCACGGACCGCATTTACATCACCGCCGGTTACCCGTACGGTGTGAGTGCCGGACCAGTAAAACTTACCGTCTGCACCATCCTCGCCCATATCCAGTTCGTATGCCTTGGTCGTGCCATCAGCTGCAGCAAGCACAGCCTCATAAGCAGTTTTGGTATAGTTTGCGGTGAATTCCATGGCGTCAATAGACTGAACGCCAGTGGTAAAGGTCTGGGAAATATCCTCCAGATCCGTGGTCTCCAGGAGTTCCGGAGCGCCACCAAGATCCGGATAAGTCTTGATCTTGCACAGTTTAGTGCCAGCACACTTCAGTACGGTATTAATGGTAGCAATGCCCTGTCCCATACTATCTCTCCTCTCTCAATCGTTAGTCAGTTACAAATTTATCGATGGTGTCATTGGCACCAATGATTCGACGATAACGCGAGATCATCCGGAAGATCTCAGGCGCATTCACGTTGTCGACCTCCTGCGGTCCCTGGAATCGCTTGAATCCCATGCGGTACATCGCTTCATTAGCTGTGTCCATTAGCTTCTCCGCATCGGTCAGCGAGACCTTCGAAAAGACCTCGATCTGTATCGTGCAGGTAACAGCGTTCTCCTCAAACTCAAGGTCATCGGCAGTAGCCGCATTGTTGATTACCTTCACGCATACGGCCGGCCAAGAAGCCCGCATATTGTTGGTCGTTTTAACAACGTTCGTACACTTGTCGCCAAGCTGTGTCTTGACGTTCGTGAGTATTCGATTTGCCCAGTTAATCATCCAAACACCTGCCTCGCGATATCGTATATCTTGTTTCTCATTTCCTCGGCCGCGTGATACATCGGCATACTCGGCTCTTCACCACTCGACGAGTGGATGTTGCCATCGAGATCGTACCAGTACCACTCAAGGTCGTACGCATGGTTGTACTGCGGACTGTCTGGACTGTACTTTCCAGACGGGAAGAACGTTCCCTGCCCCATGCCAAGCTGTTTAGCTGCATCCGCATTGGGTTTACCGCTTGCATCGGAAGCTTGAGAGCCGGATCCGAATTCTGCCATCAGCAACGGATTGATAAATGCAGTCCTTTCTGAATCAGGTCCCGACTTCCATGACCTTGTGATGTCCTGAGCCATGCCGAAGACAATCATCGTGGCGCCGTACTTTCTCGGATTCAGCTGCTTGCCAAACAGTATGTACGGCTCATATTCGCCAGTATTTTGCTTAGCAGCCATAATTCCCTCGTCTGAAAGCCTTTCCAAGAAGTCGTTGATCTTGTACTTCAGATTCAGCTTGTAGTTTGCAAGCTTCATGCGGATATCCAGCACGTTTGAAGAGATGTTGACCAAAGCCACGTCAATCACCTTCCTGCCGTATCTGTCTAAGGGCATATCGCATATGGTAGTGCCCCTTAGCAACGCCAACCACACGATACTTAGCAGTACTCGGATCAGCGTCCTCACCAGGATCGCTGTCCCAGATAAGCGTATGCTCATCAATGCCAAGATTCATGCGGGCCGTTGTGATCGTCTTATTGTAGTTGAGACTGGCACCGAAGATGTCATCTTCCTCTCTGCCCCTCGCAGGGGAAAGGTTTGCCCTTATCTTCACAGGGTCTCCATAGCCGGAAGAACTCTCGCCAGTGTAGTCTCCATTCTCGTCCACAGCCGGTGCCGATTCACTGTACAGTGCGTACCACAGCGGTACTGTGTTGATTCTCGCGTCCAGCACTTAGACCACCTCGCATATCGGAACCACGTCATTCAGGATGACGGAATTCTTCCACATCCGCGTGACCGTGTTGTCAGTCAGCATCGACAGCCCTTCGGCACCAATCCGTCCGTATTCTTCAGGAATCAGCTTCATGGCCACATTCGATTTGCGAAGGCTGAAGTATCTATCCACGTCCTTCTGGATCATCTCAGCAGTATAGGTGGACGGATATGCCCTCCGTGTCTTGTATTCATCAATCAGCGATGCAACGAGCAACCGGATAAAGTCATCACTGAGGTCTTCGTCCATCAGCTGGAAGTAGGTTTTTGTCAGTTCGAAGATTTCCTGTTCCACGTTCATATCATCACCTCCTGAGTTAATACAAAACGTGTTTCATGATGTGACCGCATCTGACGCGTCTATCGGCCCATATCTGATAGCCTTGTCCGCTGGCCTGTGAGCAGAAGTAAAGGTCTTCGCTCAGTACACTGCCATTGTCATAATTCACGTACTGGAACCAAGGGTACGGCAGTTTTTTGAAGACATCCGCGTTAATAAACGCAGCCCCAAAACCACCGCCCTTAATCTGGAACCGGTCACCAGATTGCTCGACTTCTTCGCGCGTAAATCTATCGACGTAGTTGTACTGGCCAAGTTTGAAGGCTTCTATCTCGCCTGTGGTCGTGCCCTTCCGTGGGTAAATCCCAAGGCAGATATCGGCAGGATACTGTTGAAACCGCAGCAGTGATTCCGGCGGGAGGATGATATCGCTGTCCACCATTAAGACCGCATCGTAACCTTCGTCGACCGCCTTGCTGGCAATCTTATTTCTGGCTATCGCACAGTCATAACCTCTGACATAGTCGAATGACACATCATTGTCCATCGGGAACAAGTCGTAGATGGACTTGAATGTTTCCGGCGCTATGTTCTCGAAGGTCGGGACAGCAATCATTATCCTCATGTCAGACCTTTCTCTTCCTCAGACGCTTCTGCGGTTCCTCCTGCTTCGGCTCTTCCTCAACAGGCGCCGGTTCCACAGGTTTGGCTTCCGTCACTCTGACGTAGCCATTTTTTTCGAAGACGGAGGCTTGCAGTTCACTACTTACCTCCATCAAGACATTGTCTTTTGTAAGACGAATCATTATTCACACCTCCAAGGATCAGGTGGTAGGATCCTTCAGCACGGCGATCGCGTTCTTCTTCTCGTTCAGGATGAAGGCATCGTAGCGGATACGACCCTCAACCAGCCAGCCATTGATTCCAGGCGGGTCCTGATGGATCTTGTAGTCCTGCAGCTTAACCGGCGACGGCATGACCAGACGGTTGGTCAGGATGCAGTTGACCTTGGTCGGGAAGTAGGAGGTCGGAGCCTTGATGATGTAAACACCATCAACCTCACCAACAACGCCGTTGATTGCGATCTGCTGCGACATATCTCCCTTCTTGATGAAGTTCGGATCAAGCTTCAGCAGGTTGAGGTATTTCGGGGTGACCAGGGCAAATCTGCCACCCTGCGGGACCTTCGCATTGTCCAGATCTTCCTGAAGGGCCAGGAATTTCTCATACGCGTTGGACGCGGTAGCAGCTGCGTTGTCATGGACCTGAGCAGCAACAGCGCCGCTGGCAAGAGCCGCGATACGGTAGGTGTCCAGTTCAGGGATCACAATTTCATCGATCTGTCTACGCAGCGCACGGCCGGCCTCCATTACCATCATGGTGTCGTCGTGAGACTTACGGTCAATCGTGAAGGTGAAAGATCTATCCCGGCTCAGGGTCAGTTCCTGAATGTCGTTCTGCAGCTCGGCGGGAGTGCCATATCTGCTGGTGCCGGACAGGGTGTAGTTGTTCATTGCGGCGGTCGGAATGGAGTAGACAGCTACTGTGGCGACTCCAATCCAGTCATAGTCGTTGTTGGTAATTCCGGCAGTGATCGGACCAAGCTTGAAGCGCTCGTCGACGATCTGGGAATATTTTTCGGCGTAGTTCATTCCAAGTGCCATTTCTCATCGTCCTTTCTTCGTTTTATTCACCAAAACCTTTCAGGAAGGGGTCCTTATCAGCATCGTTGCCGTTCCCGATAATCGGATCCGGACGATTCTTGAACCACTCGGCTTCCTTGGCTTTGATGATCGTTTCAGTGTGTTGCTTGTGTACCTTGGCAAGCAGATCATAGTCGCCGGCAACCTCTGCTTCAGCGGCCTGTGTGGCTAAGTCCTCAGACATACCTTGCAGAGCATACCTGCTCTTTGCCTCAGCCTTTCTCTTGAAGGTTTCGAGGTCCTTGATGTACTGGCGTTGCTGCTCCTCAGCCTTTTGCTTCTCCTCGTTCTGGATTTCCTCAGCGGACTGGCGCTCACGCAGTGCCTTTTTGTACCGTGCCGCCTCAGAAGCGGTGCTGTCGACACTGTTCTTCAGCTTGGCGATTTGGGCATTTGCCTTTGCCAGTTCGGTCATCAGGTCATCAACGGTGGGAGTGTTATCCTTCGGGTTCTCCGCAGGATCGGTCTTCTGCTCAGTAGGCTTAACATCGGGTTCCACGATCTTGTTTTCTTCTGCCATTTCTTTGTTTCCTTTCTGCGTTTTTTATCGTGCGTCTCTGCACACTCTTTGGATTTTGCGAATTTAACGTGCTTCTCTTCACGTTTGCGTTTTTTAACGTGCTTCTCTGCACAAGGTGTATATAAAAGGACCTGCATTAACAGGTCCCAGTTACTAGAGTTTATTGGGGAATGTAAGCCAGCATCGGCATCCAGCGACTTCCTGCACTGGTGCCGACATATCCCTTGGATACATCATCGGAAAGCCACCAACAATGAATGCTTCCGTAATCGGCAGGATGATGCCATTTACTTCTTCGTGGGATGCCCGTACCTGAAGGTCATCCATGGCGTTCCACTTCTTGTACGGCTTGCCTCGGTCGATTGCCTCCTGGAATTCCGCATAGTTGAATGCTGTTGCCGCCTCATTCTCGGCGTTAAGTCTTGCTCGGTCGGAGGTGAAGAAATATGGGGTCTCCTGATTGCGGACCGTTGCGTCCACGAATTCATTCGCGTACCGTTCCGCATATGCCATCAGTGTGGTATCTGCAACAAGGGCAATGCCGACAGCACCTAAGAACAGGTCATTCACACGCTGTTTTGCTATGCGGATGCCGTCATCGTACCCACGCTGAAGCGACAGGTGAATGTA